CCTTTGCCAATGTGGTTAAAAATGCTTGAAGCCGCAATGAAGGCAAATCAAGACAGTACGTTTTTATCTAGAGTACTTCGGCACGATGAAAAAGTTGACCCTTTAAAGCATCGCCCGGGGGTAGAAATTTACTTTAGAGAAGGTTCAGCAATTGATAAATTGCAACCTATTTTGGATGACCTTGCGGCAAAAGGTGTCGAGTTTTATACAGTTATTGTTGACGGAAAAAGAAGCCCAACTGCCATTGCTGGTGGCATGCCTAATGCTGTTGGTGTCAGATTTCAATATGTTCCAGAAATGAACGAAAGGTACGGCCTTGATGACGTTAGCTGGGCCACCTTGACTGATGATCAAATATCAACGAAAATAAACGAGCAAGCACAAGCGCTTGATAAGTTATCAGCGCAAATTTCAAGTCAAATTGAAGGCGTGTCTTTTGCAGGCCAGTTTTGGTATAAAACTGAAGTGGCCTTTAAAAACCAGTATCAGGAGAAAATAAATGAAGTCACAACTAGAATTGCTGAAGGAGAGAGTCCCGGCGCTGGAGGAGGAGTTTGGTCCGGAGAATCCATACGTCAAGGGGTTGAAGGAGCAAATAATTGGGCTAGAGAATCAGCAGTTCAGAGCGGAGGAAAGGGAGAGGTTCAGCCTGTCGGTGGGGTCCTCGCTCAATCCGGTGCCGCAACAGGAACTGGAAGCGTCCAGCCTTTACGAGCGGCTGATCTCACAACTACCACCAGCTATGGACAAGGACAAAACGGATCAAGCAGCGTCGTTGGCATCCACTATTCAAGACAGCCTCGGACAAATCTTACCGGGTACTACTACGGAACAGGATTAGCAGGGGCCGAGAAAAAACGACTTGATGAAACCTCTGACGAACGTCTTCGTAATCGGATTCACTTTTACGTTGATGAAGGTCAGGGCGTTCGCCCAGAATCTGGCGTTGGCGGCAATGTCCACAGCGTAAACCTCAACAACTTATACAACGTCAACGAAGACCAACTTGGCCTGCGCGTCGTTGCTGAAGCGATTACAGGCCGTGACGAAAGCGGCCTTTGGTTTAACACGGTTGAATCAACAATCATCGATGCTGGTTTTGATGGCGTATACGTCCCAAGCGCACAGGGCAATCAAGGTGTTGCGGTGTTACTTGGACCACAACATCAAAGCGTACCAGTAGATCAAAACGGGCAGCACTCTGTGGCCCCCTCTAGGGCGTATGAGGCCCCCGCAACGGGCAAACGCAAGTACTCCCTACTATCTAACGAGATCAAGAAATTTCAAGCTCAAGAGGCTGAAATCAAGGCCGCAGCGCCATCAGCCGAACTGGTTAATGGCAGCTTGGTCTTTGATGAAACAGACCTCGCAGCGATTACTGAATTTTTCCCACCAGCAGCTAAAGCGCAGCAACTGCGTCAAGAGATGCGCGGCGGGTTTGATCCAACAAAACTGACAACAATTCTCACAGAGAAAGCTGATTACTCAACTTTCCTGCATGAGACTGCGCACTTTTATTTGACTGCATTGTTCAAGATGGCAGAGATGCCAACAGCGACAGAGCAAATGAAGTCTGACGTACAAACGATTCTTGATTGGTTTGGGGTAAAAGACCTTGCGACATGGAATGCAATGTCGCTTGAAGAGCAACGCAAATATCACGAACGTTGGGCGTACAACCATGAAATCTATTTGTTTGAAGGTAAAGCCCCAAGCATCAAATTACAAACGCTTTTTGACAGGTTCTCTGCGTGGCTGCGTCGCGTATACAAATCGATCAAAGAAGACCTCAATGCTATCTATATGCAAGAGTATGGCGAAGAGCTTCCGATCCTTACTGGGGAAGTTCGCCAAGTAATGGACCGCATGCTTGCAAGCGATGAGCAAATTGCTCAAGCTGAACAAGTGCGCGGCATGATGCCGATCTACCAAACGCAAGCAGAATCTGGAATGGATGATGCAGAGTGGGCGGCATACCAAGAAATGCAACGCGAGTCGCACGACACTGCTGTTGCTGAAATGACTACATCGTCGCTGCGCCAAATGAAATGGCTTGGCAATGCACGCAGCCGTTTGCTTAAAGAAATTCAAAAGAAAAACGCTGCGATTAGAAAAGATGTACGGGCCGCTGTGGCTGCTGAAGTTGCAGCAGAGCCTTTGTATCGAGCCATGAATTTTATTAAGCGTGGCGAGCGTTTGCTTGAAGATGGTACGACAGCAAAGGTTGAAGGCAATCACAAAATATCAATCGATGCTTTGATTGAAATGTACGCTGGTGACGGCGATAAATATGCGTTGTTCGATTGGAGCAAGCTTGGCTATGGCAAGTACGGAATGGTTGCAGAAGAAGGATTGCACCCAGACTTTATTGCCGAACAAGTCGGATTTCAATCTGGTGACGAAATGGTTCGCGCATTATCTGATGCGACACCAATTAAAGAGGCCATTGATTTAAAAACAGACAAGCGCATGCTTGAAGAGTTTGGTGATTTGAACGACGCAAAGGCGATTAATGCTGCCGTCGAGAAAGCTTTGCACAACGAAGCTCGAGCAAGGTTTGTCGCTGTTGAATTACGTCATGCTGCAAAAGCCACCCAGCCAGTGCGCATGATGTTGCAGGCCGCAAAGAATGCTGCAAAGCAAATTATCGGCAACAAGCTTATTCGCAACGTCAAGGCAAGCGAGTATTCAATCGCAGAACAACGCGCCAATAAAGACGCAATGATGGCGATGAAAAAAGGTGAAGCAGAAAAAGTTACCAAAGCTTTGCAGAGCCGTTTGCTTAATAATCAATTGACTGCTGAAGCTGGGCGTGTGACTGATGAAGTCGCAGAAGGTTTGCGTTATTTCAAAAAGGTTCAGACTGATCGCTCGCGTCAACGTGTTGGTGCTGATTATTCAGATCAAATCGATGCGTTGCTTGAGCGCTTCGAGTTAAAGCCAATGAGTCTTAAAGCCATTGATGCTCGCACCACCTTGGCAAACTGGGTCCAATCTCAAATGGACGCTGGCTACAGCCCTGAAATTGCGCCAGAGCTTTTGGCTGAAACGCAGCGAGTGCCTTACAAAAATCTTACTGTTAATCAGTTTAGAGATTTGATCGATGCCGTCAAGACAATTGAGCATATGGGCCGCACGCAACAAGACATGCTGACATCGGCAAAGAAAATTGCATACCAAGCCGCTCGAGATGAAATCGTTGCAAGCATCAATGAAAATGCAAAAGGCCGCACCGCAGAAGCGCGTACGCCAAACACTGCGCTTGGACGCTATGCGCAAAGCCTCAAGCGGTTCTGGGCCTCACACATCAAGGCCGCTACAGTGTCGCGCATTCTTGATGGTGGTAAAGATGGTGGGCCAATGTGGGAATACTTTGTCAGAAGCGCAAACGAGCGTGGCGATAAAGAAACGACCATGCGTGCAGAGGCCACTACTGCATTGACCAAAATCATGCAGCCAATTTTCAAGCAAGGCAAGATGGGCGGCAAAGGAATTTATTTCCCATCTCTTGGCATGTCTCTCAACAAAGAGGCGCGGATTTCAATTGCGTTAAATACTGGTAACGCAGGGAACTTGCAGCGCTTGCTTGGAGGTGAGGATTGGACATTGGAAATGATCATGCCTGTATTGGAATCGTTAACCAAACAGGAACTTTTAGCAGTGCAAAAAATCTGGGATTATTTTGAAACGTATCGACCAGATATTGCAGCAAAAGAGCGACGCATTTATGGTAAAGAGCCAAAGTGGGTTGACCCAGCGCCAATGACCATTACATCTTTGGATGGCGAGGTTGTTGACATGCGCGGTGGTTATTACCCGATTGTCTACGATCCAATGGCAAGCGAGCGTGCAGAAGCTTTTGCAGATGCTCAAGACATCAAGCAACAAATGCAGGGCGCTTACACCAGCGCTACAACCCGTCGCAGCTTTACCAAATCTCGCGTAGAAGAGGTAAAGGGACGGCCCTTGCTGTATACCCTTGGCGGTATGTATAACGGCATCAACGACGTTATCCACGACTTGGCATGGCATGAGTGGTTAATCGACGCAAACAAGCTTTTGAAATCCCAAAGCATTGATAAAGCTATCCGTACGCAATATGGCCCGGAGTTTAAGCAGCAATTAAAAACATGGGTCAACGATGTTGCTGTCGGTGAGCGTGCAGCGCAAAACGCTGGCGAGACTGCTTTGAATAGATTGCGTCAAGGTGTCAGTGCGGCTGGCCTTGGATTTAACGTAATGAGCGCTATGCAGCAGATCACTGGTTTTAACCAATCAATTGTTCGCGTCGGTCCAAAATGGATTGGGCGAGGAATAATGAAAACGTTACAGTTTAGGTCAGACGCATTTAAATACGTCGATGAAGCGTCACCATTTATGGCTAACCGGGCCAGAACGCAATTCAGAGAGCTTAACGAATTGCGCAACATGGTCCAAGATGAAACCGCCGCAATGCGTGCTGTAAAGCTTGGTGCATATTTTATGATGATGAGAATGCAACGATTAGTTGACGTTCCAACATTTATTGGTGCTTACGAAAAAGCAATTGCAGGCGGCAACGATGAGGCCAGAGCAATTGCACTTGCAGATCAGGCCGTTATCGATTCGCAAGGTGGCGGCATGTTGAAAGACTTGTCTGCTATCGAGCGCGGTGGCCCGGCACTAAAAATCTTTACCGTGTTTTATTCGTACATGAATACGGTATTGAACTTGGCAACCACTCAAACAATGACGGCTGAAAGTAAGGGCAAGCTGGCGGCAGACTATTTGATGCTGTTTACTGTCCCGGTGATTTTGACGTACGCGCTCAAGAACGGGTTGGTGCCAAGCGATGACGAAGACGAATTCGACATGGAGAAAATCGGTAAGGAATTGATTGCAGAACAAATCAGCTACTTGATGGGTACCATGATTATTACTCGAGAGTTTGCAGAAGCTGGCAAGTTGGTGCTTGGCACAGAGGGTGGCGGTAGAAGTTACTCTGGCCCGGGTGGACTGCGGCTTGTATCTGATTCGTACAACCTAATCAAACAGGTTGGTCAGGGCGAGTTTGATACATCGTTTAGGAAGGCCGCTATCAACGTCATAGGTGGTTTTGCTGGATTACCGTCGGCACAGATCAACCGGACATGGAATGGAATCGAAGCTTTAGTTGAAGGAAAGACCGAGAATATTGCAGCGCCAGTACTTGGTTTTAAGGGTAGATAGGTACCCGTATCAACCCTATATGTCAATAACCTTTTGATATGCGTCGGGAGAACCGCGAATGACTATATCCACAGAAAACAGGGAAGCAGGCCCCTTTTCGGGGAACGGCGTTACGACGCTGTTTCCGTTCGCCTTTAAAGTATTTGAGCCAACCGATCTATTGGTTGTGACGGCTGATGCAACTGGCATTGAAGTGACCTTGACGTACGGCACCAATTACAGCGTTGAATTAAATTTTGATCAAAATTCAAATGCTGGTGGGAGCATTACATTAACCACTGCATTGCCTGTCGGCACAACAATGGTTATCACGACTGACTTGCCTGCATTGCAGCCAGTTGATTTAACTAACCAAGGTGGGTTTTATCCAAGCGTAATCAATACGGCACTGGACCGACTGACGATTATTGCTCAACAGCTTGCTGAAGGCGTAGCACGCGCAGCAAAGATTCCTATTACAAGCGACATAACTTCAGAAGAACTTGTCGAAGACATTATTATTTTGGCAGACAATTTTGCAGACATTGAAATTGTTGTAAATAATATTGTTGACATTCAAAACGCTGAAGAAAACGCAACCGCTGCTGCTGCATCTGCTGCGCTTGCAAATAATTGGGCTACAAAAACTTCTGGCCCGGTTGCTGGTGGAGAATACTCCGCAAAATATAACGCTCAACTTGCTGCGACTAGTGCAGGCAGTGCAAGCACAAGCGCTACTGCTGCGCAAAACGCACAGACGGCGGCGGAATCTGCTCGCGATCAAACGCTTGCTGCATTTGATAATTTTGATGATCGATACCTTGGATCAAAAACATCCGATCCAACTCTAGACAACGACGGAAATCCTCTTATTGCTGGCGCTCTGTATTTCAACAGTGTTGCTGGCATCATGAAGGTCTACACTGGTTCTGCTTGGGTGGCTGCATACGTTTCAGGGACAGGCTTTGTTGCTGCCACTAGCGTAAATGGTTCTGCTGTTGTTCCTGCTGGAACTGATGCGCAGCGCGATGTTTCACCAAACCCCGGTTACTTTAGATTCAACACTGACAGTGACACGTTTGAAGGTTACGACGGAACGGCTTGGGGTGAAATCGGTGGAGGTGGTGGGGCCACTGGTGGCGGCACTGACAAAATCTTTATTGAGAACGGTCAAACTGTAACAACAAGTTATTCGATTCCTGCGCTGTCGAACGCCATGAGTACAGGTCCAATCACCATTGCATCTGGTGCGACAGTGACAATTCCATCGGGTAGTGTTTGGGCGATTATCTAACATGGGTTTACGCATCAAAGCTCTTGCGCTAGGTACGGTTGAGATCAACCCTATTGACACAGCGTCGAACGTGTCTGTCGATGTGCAGGCAGCGAACGGTGTGTTGTCGTATGCAGACTCGGCTACAGGTGGTTTGTATTTGCCAGCGGGAACAACGGCACAACGTCCTGCTAGTCCTGCGACGGGGCAGATAAGATTTAATACCACGACAGGTTTAATCGAAACCTACAACGGAACTTCTTGGGGCTAATATGGCTGGTAGCGTAAAACTTAATGCACCATCTGGCGGGTCAGTCACATTGAACGCAGTGGACACCGCATCAAACTTCACAATGAACGTTCCTGCTGCTGCGGGTGTGCTAATTAATGCTGATTCAACTACGGGTGCCGCAAAGATTCCATCAGGCACGACTGCACAAAGACCCGTTTCGCCTGTGACGGGGCAGTTACGGTTTAACACCACATTGAATGCAACAGAAGTTTATAACGGTACATCTTGGGGCGCTGTTGCTGGCTCTGCTTATTATATAAATTATTTGGTCATTGCAGGCGGCGGCGGTGGCGGTGGTAGTTATGCTGGTGGCGCAGGTGCTGGTGGTTATTTAACTAATTTGCTAACAATAGCCGCAGGCACGGCATACACCGTAACTGTCGGGGCAGGCGGTGCTATTAACACAAGCGGTGCTAATTCTGTCTTTAGTTCAGTTACAGCAATTGGCGGCGGTTCGAGTGCTGTGGCAGGCGGATCAGGTGGCGGTCAAGGCGGTAATAATAACAACCCGGGCGGCGCAGGAACTGCTGGGCAAGGTAACGCAGGTGGTGCTGGCTCTACGGCTGGCACATATCCATCAGGCGGTGGAGGTGGAGCAGGTGCTGCTGGTGGCGCTGGGTATTTTGATGGCTCTAACAGTTTTGCAGGAAATGGTGGCAATGGTTTATCAAGCTCAATTACTGGGACGGCTGTAACCAGAGGCGGCGGCGGTGGTGGGCAACTATTTAACGGTGCTGGATACTCTGGCAATGGCGGAACGGGTGGCGGCGGTGCGGGTGGTACATCACCTTACGGCACTGGTGTATCAGGCACTGCCAATACAGGCGGCGGCGGAGGTGGCGGTGGTTCAGGCTCAACTGGCGGTTCTGGAGTAGTAATTATTTCTTATCCCGGTTCACAAAAAGCTCAAGGCGGTACTGTTACAAGTTACACCTCTGGCGGGTTTACTTACACCGTACACACCTTCACCACATCTGGCACATTTACGGCATAAGGAACAAACATGACAGCATATGTAGGCGGCTCATCTGGCTTCGGCCCACCCTCATGGACAACAGCAGGACGCCCATCAAGCCCTGTAAACGGGCAATTGGGGTGGAATAGTACGCTCTTGGTGCTTGAGGTGTGGCAAGGTCTTAGCTGGCAAGCTGTGGCTAGTCAATCATACGCCGTTACTTATCTAACTGTTTCTGGCGGCGGCGGTGGCGGATGGGGTTTTGGTGCTGGGGGTGGAGCGGGTGGTTTGTTATCTAGCACGGGAACTGTAAATGCCGGAACTGCATATACGATTACGGTTGGTGCAGGTGGGGCATCAGGCACATCAGGCGCAGGAACAGGAACAAGTGGAAGCGCATCGTCATTTAGCACCTTTTCAACATCAGTTGGGGGAGGTGGCGGCGGAAGCGGTGCAACCGGAAGCAATCCAAATTCAGGGGGTAGTGGCGGTGGCGGCGGTTCAGGCAGCGGCGCAGCAGGGACTGTAGGGCAAGGTAACGCTGGCGGTAATGCCGCAAGTCAAGCATCTGGCGGCGGTGGTGGTGCAGGTGCAGCAGCAGCAAATGCTTCAGCTCAAACTCCAAGTGCGGGCGGTATTGGTTTAACAAATTCAATTTCTGGTACATCCACATATTATGCTGGCGGTGGTGGTGGCGGTACAAACAACGGCACGGGCGCTGCTGGCGGGTCAGGGGGTGGCGGCACAGGTGGAAGTTCTGGTGCAGGCACTTCTGGCACAGCAAATACAGGCGGCGGCGGCGGTGGCGGCGGTGGGGTCGGTGCTAATTATTCAGGCGGTGCGGGAGGTTCAGGAGTTGTAATTATTTCTTATCTTGCATCAGCCCAGCGTGGCACAGGTGGTACTGTTTCGTCATATGGTTCAGGTTCTGGATTAACTTGGGTTCATACCTTTACTTCGTCAAGCACTTTCACAGCCTAATCTAATTTTTTAAGGAGCTTCAAATGTCACACTTCGCCAAAATCGTAGACGGTAAGGTCGTATCAGTCATCGTTGCTGAACCAGAATTTTTCAATACGTTCGTTGACTCAAGCCCCGGTCAATGGATTCAAACGTCATACCGCACACACGGTAATCAGCATCCAGAGGGCCGTCCATTGCGTGGCAACTACGCTGGGATTGGTTATCACTACGACCCCGTAGCAGACATTTTCTACGCACCACAACCATACGCATCGTGGGTATTAAGCCCACACACAGCGTTATGGGAAGCTCCAGTAGCTATGCCTGCTGACGGTAAAGCGTACGAGTGGGACGAAGCCACGACTTCGTGGAAAGAATTGGTTGCTGCTTAATTAAGGAATTGTTATGCCACTGATTGTTGGCGGTACTGATTACGTCCAAATGCCTGTCGGCACAACAGGGCAACGCCCCGCTACGCCTGCGGCTGGCATGACACGATTTAACTCAACTACAGGACTGATGGAGTATTACAACGGCACAGCTTGGGCAAATACAGCAACTGCTTACCCGGTTAGCTATCTTGCGGCAGCAGGTGGTGGTGCAGGTGGTGGTGCTGGAACTACAAACCAAGCGGCTGGTGGTGGCGGTGCTGGTGGACTTTCTATAGGTTCAAATTATTTAGCAAAAGGCGTTGTATACACAATTACTGTTGGTGCTGGAGGTGCAGCCACTTCTGGCATAGGTCGAGGTGGTAATGGTTCAAACTCTGTTGTTTCTGGAACAGGGTTAACAACCATAACTTCTATTGGAGGGGGAGGTGGCGGCTCATCAAACGGCGCAACAGCTAACGGATTAGATGGCGGGTCAGGCGGCGGTGGGCAAAGCAGCGGTGATTATGCCGCTCCGGGTGTAGGTGGCTCTGGAACTGGAAGCGTTCAAGGATATAGCGGCGGTAATGGTCAATATGGATCAGGAGCAATTCGTTCTGGTGGTGGTGGTGGAGCAGGTGCTGTAGGCGTAACTGCTGCGGGGACTAGTGCTGGCGCTGGAGGTGTTGGGGTAAGCTCATCAATCACAGGTTCTGCCGTGTTTTATTCTGGAGGTGGTGGCGGTACAACTAACGGCGGAGGAAGCGCAGCGGGTGGCAATGGGGGTGGAGGTGCAGGTTCAACATCAGGCACTGCAAACGCCACTGCTGGAACGTCAAACACAGGTGGAGGTGGTGGGGGTGGTGCAGGTAACGGGGCTAACGGTGGGAATGGTGGTTCTGGAGTAGTAATTTTTTCGGTACCAACAACAAACTATTCTGGCATAACAACAGGTTCACCAACGGTTACAACTAGCGGCTCAAATACTATATTAAAGTTTAACGCTTCAGGTTCTTATACGGCGTAAATCATGGCTCTTGAAATTCAAAACATCGATTATCTGCAATACCCCGCTGGCACGACGGCTGAACGCCCGACACCAACTATAGGCATGATGCGTTTTAACACAACGACTTTAGCTATGGAGTATTACAACGGATCGGCGTGGGTAAACATCTAAAAGAAATATTATTCGCTTTTGAGGCAAATCATGGATTGGCAAAATCTTATTAATTTGGGCGGTGCTGGAGCGTTGGGCGTGATGGGCTGGTTTGCCCGGCAGCTTTGGGATTCTGTCAAAGAATTAAAAAATGACATTTCAGCAATACGACTTCACGTTAGCGAGAACTACGTTAAAAAGTCGGAGGTTGATAGCTTTCGCGCAGACATGGACAAGCGCTTTGACAGGATAGAAGTATTGCTAGATAAGCTTTACGAAAAGTTAGACTCAAAGGTAGACAAGTGAATGAAGTTGATCGTTGGAAAAACAGACGCAAGATGGCATGGTTGTCTATGCTATCTGGTTTGTTATTTCCGATCTTGATTTTGTTTACTGACTCGACACAACTTGGTGCTATCGCGGGGCCTTTTTATGTTTTTATTGGAATGGTTGTCGCAACGTACATCGGCGCTGCTGTCGTGGATGACCACTGGCAAAAACAGGATTCTCGCTATGATCGATCTGAAGTTAATCGCGATATGCGTCGGAGCTAGTTTTTCGATTGGGGCGCTTTCGTCTTGGTGGCTTACGGCTGATTACAAAGAGGCCAAGTACACTGCGGCGATTAGCCAAATGAAAATAGATGCAGCAAGCGCGTTGCATGATGCAACGTTAAAGGCCATGGAAGTAGCGCAAGAGAATTCGAGGCTTGCAAATGAACTGGAGGTTGTGAATGCACAGCATCGTAAAAAGTTGGATGAGACTCTTGCTGATAATCGCAGGCTTGTCAGTGAGCTTGGGGGCCTGTACGACGGTAACGCCGCCGCAAGTAATTGCCCCCTGCCCACCGCCCCCAATGCCCCCAGCAACCCTCCTACTGCCACCACCGGAGCCAAGCTTTCAAATCAACTTTCGGAATTACTTCTTTCCGAATCCCGCCGCGCCGACGAGGCCGCAGCCTATGCCCGGACCTGTTACGAATGGGTCAAAAAAATAGGGGTTAAATGATGTTTGAATTATCACCACGCAGTTTAAAAAATCTTCAAGGCGTGGACCAGCGCTTGGTTGATATTGTCCACCGGGCCATCCAGATTACTGCTATTGATTTCGCTGTGATAGAGGGCCTACGAACGCCTGAAAAGCAACTCGAGTACTACAACAAGGGGGCAAGCCAAATCGCTGTTGGTGGCACCCATGTGCAGGGCCGGGCAGTAGACCTGATGGCCTACCTAGATACTCGAGCGTCTTGGGAAATTGCACTGTACGATGACATCGCAGACGCAATGCGCGGCGCAGCAATTTATTATGGCGTTGGTTTGCGCTGGGGTGCCGCTTGGCACATTGATGACATTCGCAACTGGAATGGATCGATGGAGCAGGCCATGAATGCGTACGTTGATTTGCGTCGCAGTCAAGGCCAGCGTCCTTTTATTGATGGCCCACATTTCGAGTTAATTGATTAGAGTCTCCTTGGTTCACGAAAGTGAGCTTTTTCCCCCAAGTGTTTTTGCCTTGGGGGATTTTTTTAGCCTATTTTATTTCTGCGTTCAAACGTTTCGACATCCTCCTGTTTGTACCGTACGGGTGCGCCACGCCCATCACCAAGTTTGATATACGCCGGGCCAGTTTCACTGACACGCCACTGGCGCAGCGTGTCTTGAGAAATTTGCCAGCGCTCGCACAACTCTTTAGTTGTTAGGAGCTTCGACATTTTCCTTCCCCTGAATAACTTCGCCTGTGTTGAGATCAACCTCGGCTGTGTTATCGATACCCATGGAGGCCTTTAATCGGCTCAAGGGCGCGTTTTGCTGGTCAGGTGCTGGTGTGATATTGATCGGCTCCTGTCGTTGCACCTGAACGAATCCTGATGCTTCATTGTCGGCCTCGAACAATGAGTCAACATCAGCGCTCGATGGCAGGCGTTTGGCGATTCGACGAATAACCGTCTTCTTTGCCATTTCGTCCCACCACTGGACCCATGGCCCGGACTGCGCTGCGCGGCTGCTGTTGCGAACCTTTTCAACATCGGCAACGCTCATCACCTCGCGGTAAATTGCGCCGTCTTTGGTTTTGGCAATCGCGTAGCAAGCAATGGGCTGGCCCCGGTCCGAGCTTAAAAAAGGCTTGTGAATAATTTGTTCGTTATCGCCAAGTTCATACTCGAAGTGGTCTTTGTCGTAAACAACTTGCGCACTGATACTGGCAAGTTCGCCACTGTTGCGAATTTTCTTGAGGATGCCGCCAACCATTGGCATGTACTGAACCTTTGGGCCTTCCTTGGTGCGGAAGATAACAGGCGCGGCCTCGCGACCATCCAGCATCAGGCCATCCTGTGCGGCCTTCATGCAGGCACCAAGCAGGCTGCGACGGTCAGCACCCAAAAGCTCTGGGTTCATCTGCACTGCTGTAAGCGTTGTGCGGATAAATTTCTCAACCGGGATTTGTGGCGGCAGTGCTGCTGCAAACTCTGGCTGCATTCTTACTAGGGTGCCACGCATGGCTTCCATTGGGGTGAGTTCGTTACTCATTTATTTCTCCTTGGTTGGGTAAAAACGTACGTTGCGATAACCTTCTTTTGCACCTATGTATGTGCCAACCATCTCTGGTGTGACAAGCGTGCCTTGCGAGGCCTTGACGGTACCGCAGGACAGCGATCCGACAGAGGTCAATACTTTTGACGCTGAACCAATTGCAAGCAATAGCTCGGCTTTTAATTGAGTCTTCAGTTTTACTAAATCAGCAGCTTCTTTAGAAATAAAAGCGTAGTGTTTAATCGCGTCTTCGAGGTAAATGTCTGCGTTCAGAATTTCATTTGGGTTTGAATTCTTGCGCAACACATCGACGATGAAATCAGAGTCAGTAATAAAGTCAGGCTCTGGCGCGTTGTTTTCGCTGACACGTTTCCAGAATGCTGCGACACGTTCTGCAATGTCTTTGCCAATTGCGCGGTCACGCTTGCGATAAATAATCTTTGGTGTATTGCCACCAACCAAAACGCCAAGCGCGGTCCACTCAATGCCAGCGACTTCCATCTGGTGCTGAATCTGCAACTCGATATGCGCAGGGCCTTCGATGTTACCAGCGCCATCGTCAACCCAGTTTTTGCTGTACACCAGCGAGTCAACGTTTTTGATCTCGAGAATTCCTTCGCCATCAGGATGATTCTTGATTTTGAAATCAAACGACGAACCAATGCGCAAGTCGGTGTCGCGCATGTAGACGTTAAACTTTTCAATTTCCCAACCTTGGTCTTCAGCAATGCCAGCGGCAATGATTGACTCGAGGCGCGTACCCCACTTCATGCGTTCGTTTGCTTCAATTTTCACAATCAACTGATCGCGTTTTTGGTGAAACAATTCAAACTCACTGATGTAAGGTGACAGGCCATAGAGGGCCGACACTTCAGTACTAGTAATATCTTTTAGGCGCTCGCCAAGCCATTGTGATTGACTTTCAATCTGGATAATTTCTTTACTCATTTTGCCAACTCCTCAACAAACCAATCGATTAAATAAATAACTGCCACGATAAAAATAACAACACATGCAACGTCTAACTTTTTTAAACCTTGGCTTTTGTTTTTTAGCCATTCTTTATTTGCATAATCATTCTTCATTTGAACTCTCCATGTCATCAATAATTGCTTGCTTAATATCGTCTTCAATATTGCTGGTTACTTTTTTTTCAAGCCACGCTGCGCGGTAGCCTTTGCGGTCCAGCAATTCATATTCAACTTCTGTATACCCGTAGCAATCGAGGTCTGAATCAGCGGTAGGACCCATGGCGCGTTGACGGTGGAAGTTGGTTACCGCGACGATGCATGGGATGCCAGCGACACGGTGTTCAATTTGAGTGATGTAATTTGCAGGCATTAAATGCTCCAGATATCTTTTACTTGGTTAAGTTTGAGTGACTCTTGGTTGGTAGAAAAAAACGTTATTTCTTCTCTATGCCCGTTTTTGTTTATTATTAAAATGCTGAACCAATTAGTTTCGCCGTCATCGTCTGATTTAATTGGGGTAATGTTGATTGATTGCGCGTCGTGAATATTGATGTTCATTTGTAGTTCCTTGTGTTTGTGTGTGATAAATATAACATGAATCGTTGACCAAGAGTCAACACCTATCTGCAATATCGCCTGCTGCTATCCATAAAATCCGTTGTAAATTTTTCTCATGGTGATTGAGTTCGTCTTCGTCCCAAGCGCCGTACTCGCGCAATTCTTTTTTCAAAAGGTCCGAGTCAAGCTTGGCAAGCTGGCGAGCAATAGACGGGACCACAGAAAGCGAGAGAACATCTGCGTCGCATGGCCCCGGGTGAGTACAGGCCAGAGCCTGCGACTTGGTCATTTGAATTTCAATACCGCCTGATGATGTTGTAAACCACATGATTAAACCTCCGCTGTGTTGTGGTCTGGGTGCATGCAGTACCCAGAATCGATTAGGTGCCTTGCTGTGCGTCCAAACCAGCCTTGTAGGGACCAAGCCATACCAGTGTCAATCAAATGCTGCCACGCCCCGATATATTGGTCCTGCGATTCTGCTTCGATAAAACCTTCGGCAATGCCGACTGCTGTGAAGTTGTCCATTTTTAATCTCCAGTAATGGGGGCCTGCGCCCCCGTTTGCTTTAAGCTGCTTTTTTTGCGTCAACTCTTGTGTTTAATTCAAACTGCTTGCTTGCTACACATTTAATGCAACGGTATTGGGTTGGTTCTTTTTTGAAGTCTGACCAGTTCATTGAAAATGGAGTGCGAAGCATGTTTCTACCGCAAGCTGTTTTGGAGGACCAACCTTCGCCGCCTTTGTTTAAGTGTGTGACTCGCATTTTGAATCTCCGTTTGGTTTGTCGATGTGTTGATATTAATTCAACGCTTTAAAGCGTGTCAAGTTGTGTGATCTTGTGAGATTAGACAGTGTTGCGTTTTTGTCACATTGCCCTATGAAAAGTCGAGTTTTCAAGCTGGTGATAATGTGTCATCATTGACATATGAACAACATACACATAACCCCCGTAGAACTTGCCATCGATTTATTTGGTGGTGTCCGTAAACTAGCCCGTGTCGTGGGCCGTGACCCTGCTGCGGTGTCGCGCTGGAAAAAGTCAGGCGTGGTGCCTACCTCTGTCCAGCGTAAATTGCTCGAGATTGCCTCGGAGCGCGGCATCACAATCACAGCGCACGACATTATCTTCGGGCGCGAAATAAATGATTTATGAGCATGATTTTGAGCTAGAGTTGCCATGGCCTCCAAGCGTCAATACCTACTGGCGGCACCCAAGCAGTGGCCCACTGGCTGGCAGGCATTTGATCAGCGGCAAGGGCCGTTTGTATCGCGCACTGGTTCAAGGCATTTGCAACGTGCAACCATACATTACTGGCTCTTTATCTGTTGAGATCAAAGCCTACCCGCCTGACCGACGCACTCGCGATTTGGACAACATTTTAAAAAGTTTGCTGGACTCATTGGTCCACGCGAACATCATCGCAGACGATGGCAACATTGATCGCCTGCTAATCGAACGTCAGAACGTTATTGCTGGCGGCAAAGTAGTCGTGACTATACGGAGCGGTTTTAAATGAAAAAGACTTATGACTTGGCTGTAAAAACTGGCAGCTACAAAGACAATAAAGGTGAGCAAAAAAACCGATACGAAAATATCGGTACTGTCGTTGAAGGTGATAACGGGCCGTACATCATCATGAAGCGCACGTTTAATCCGGCTGGTGTTCCGAACCCAGAGAACCGCGACACAATCGTGGTGAGCATGTTTGCGCCGAGAGATGGTAATTCTGCGCCTGCATCGGCCCCGGCCCAGCAGCAGGCAAATACAGCCCCCTCTGGTGGCCCAGCTAATGGCGATGATATTCCTTTTTAATGGTGACAACAATGAGTCTTTTCCGAAGCATCAGAGGCTGGGCGCATGAGCGAAACCTCATAGACGGCAGCAACCCTCAAGCGCAATTTGTAAAACTAATCGAAGAGGCAGGCGAGCTTGCTGCCGGGATTGCGCGAAAACAACACCCTGCCATCGAAGACGGCATTGGTGACATGATCGTCGTGCTGACAATCTTGGCAGAGCAACACGGCCTCGATATAGAGCAATGCATCGAAGTTGCTTGGCACAGCATCAAGGACCGGACAGGCCGCATGGTGGACGGCGTGTTTATCAAAGATTCAGAAAATAAATAAAAAGCTTGACGCTCTACGTTGTATTTCGTTTAGAATTACTAAACCTTATTCAACTGGAGCGTTAACAAATGGAATCACCACGCATTATTGCGGCAAAAGCAGGCCAGCGAAAGTACACAGGAAAGCCTTGCAAAGCGTGCGGCGCGACACTGCGTTACACGATAAATTCTGGTTGTGTTGCATGCACACTTAAGGCCAGAGAACAGGACAGCAAGAACGTCAGAGAGCTTCTTGAAAAGGCTGGTGCGTGATGCATTACTACAATTTCAACATTGGTGACTATGACAGTCACACCAAGCATCTGACCCCGATAGAAGACCTGATATATCGCAGATTGCTGGACCTTTACTACTTGACTGAACAACCGATCAACACCAGTTCAACGGTCGTTGCACGGCGTATCAACATGCGTGGTCATGAAGATGAAGTGCAGTCAATTCTTGATGAGTTTTTTGAGCTTACACCTGACAATGAGTACACCAATAAACGTGCTGATGAAGAGATTTTCAAGTACCACTCCAAGCTGGAAGCCGCATCTAGAGCGGGTAAAGCTTCTGCGCAACGTCGGTTTAACGAGCGTTTAACGGACGTTCAACCAACCAATAACCATAAACCAATAACCAATAACCAATTAAAAGAATTGGAACCACAGCCCAAAAAATCCAAAGGCACAAGGCTGGATCAAAACTGGGTTCTTCCTGACGATTGGGCAATCTGGGCAAAGCAGAACAGGCCAGACGTAAACGTCAACCAAACTGCTGACGGATTTAAAGACTACTGGATTGCAGCACCCGGGGCTAAAGGTGTGAAAGCAGACTGGTTTGCAACTTGGCGCAACTGGGTACGAAACCAAAAGGCCGGGAAAGCCAGCGAGCCATCATGGGCGCAAAAGCAACGCGAGTGGGTTGCCGAAGCTACTGGTACCGCCAAAGAATACGAGCCAGATATTTTTGATGTTGCAGCGCAAGATACAAGGAGACTGAAATGAGCTTACCAATCCCGGTAATCGAAAGATTATTTCAAAGGCTGACCGCAACGTACGGTTCAGAGTTTGTGAACAAGTGGGACAAAGTTCCGCTTAATGACGTGAAGACGGCGTGGTCTTACGAATTGTCGTTTTGTTCTGACAATCTGAACGCAATCGGTTGGGCTTTGCAAAACTTGCCAGAGCGTTGCCCAAACCTGATCGAGTTCAAGTCTTTGGTAAAACATGCCCCCAGACCCACTACGCTTGCGCTGGAGACTCCAAAAGCGTCGGCTGATGTGGTGGATAGGGAAATGGCAAAAATCGCGTCACAGGCCTTTAAATTGCCCCGGGATGAAAAAGGCATGGTAGACCACAAGCGATGGGCAAAAAAGCTTAAGGCTCGCCACGATAAGGGAGAACCCTTAAGCACCTTCCAGATCGAGGCCTACAAGAAAGCTTTGGAGATAAAAGAATGATGCACCCATCGGGTATGACTTGGGAGCGTTGGCACTGGCCGTTCAAAACAGAGTACGAGCGTGAGTTGGTGCGGCAGTACTTGCACCCTGCGCAGTTTGATGACACGAATCCATTTTAGGAGAACACATGACCAAAGACGCTATTGAAACGCTTGAGTATTTGCTTGAAACAATCGACAACGGATTCGACGAAGGGTTTAAGACGATGAACAGTCAGTTTGTTAAAGACCAAGTGCTTCAAGCCATCAAGGAATTAAAAGAGGAATCGCAATGAACGAACGAATCAAAGAACTCGCAAAACAGGCGGGGTGTGTACAGCATGAAGTTATGTGGGTAGCCAATAATTTTGATATTGAACGCTTTGCAGAGCGAGTGCGCCAAGACGAGCGTGAGCGATTGAAAGCAGAAGGTCGGCTGAAGTATGTCATGCCAAAAGGTTGCGGCAAAAGATTAGACCTTGGCAGCGGATGGATAGTTGCTTGTGGCGATAACGACATGGGTTCAATGCCTTGGTTGTGCGATGAATGTAAAGCAAAGGGAAACACATGAACATAGCTGTTTTGGTTTTGTTTTTTGCTGGAATGATTGGGCTGTTTGGTCTTACTGTTTACGCTGTTGTTGATTTATTAAGGGAAAACACATGAGCATCGAAGCAATGAAGCAAGCGTTGGAGGAATTGGAGTATGTTTTGGATTGCATCAATCAAGAGAAAATTCCATTTGACGGTGATGATTTTCACGAAACATTAAGA